GGGTCAATATTACTATCATTTTTATAGTGTAGTTCTGGATGTGCAATCATCATTTTTTCAATAACTGACCTTTTAATACAGAAGAAACCTGTGCTGGCATCTAGCACTTCAACTAATCCGTTTTCATAACGAATTCTTTTATTAATTGGGTCAACAAACTTAAAGTTTAATGCATACTGAATCGGTAGAGCTTTTTTAGGATAAGCGCCTACTACTACGTCCTTATCTGCAGAGATTGCTCTCATAATAGATTCGGCGTCAAATTCGATATCAGCATCAATAAAAAATAGATGGGTTGCATCACTATCAAGAAACATTGCTGTGCAAATATTTCTTGCGCGAGTTACAAGACTTTCATTTCTTAGAGTAGTAACTCTGTAGTTCATAGGAAGTCTGTTAAGTTCCTGAATTGTCTTAAACATACTTAGAAAATACTGATCTGTAATCAGACCTCCATAACAAGGAGTAGCAAAGAAAACATTTTGTTTCTTTAGAAACTCCTTATCAATTGGGGCAGATTCCATGCTTCTGTTTTCTAAGACTTCCTCTTCGGAAACTGTGGAATTCTCATCCACATTAATCTCAGAAAGTTTTACCATTAATCAAGGTCCTCTGCTGTTTCAGCAATCATCTCATCCCCAGCGTCTCCAGCAAAATATGCTGTGTTCTGTAGAAGCCATTGCTTTTGTTCATCATAAGATTGACGCTTGTAGATCCGATTTAGATCAAATAACTCCATCTCCTGTTCAGCTGCACTTAGCGCAACACTGTTACGAGCAGGAATACAGGTATACTTTACGTTTTGTGGAAGAGGACCTGTCTTCTCTTTCTTAATTGTAATATCATACCCTGTTTCTAAGTCAGCAGGGTTTCCATACTCTGGATTTGATGCGTAATCAACAATCTGACGATAAATGGTTGAACGCAGATCGAATAGCTTAATTGAGTTATCTCCTCGATCTAAAACATTACAGACATAAGCAAATTGTGGCTTTTCTGCAAAAATAGCCTCATCCAACTCCTTAAAAGGGTCTGGCTGAGAATCGTCAAAGGTTTCTGTATTTCGGTTGAAACGAAGACACTCAACTGGCATCTTCTTACCTTCATTTGTTACTACCCAATAAACATATCGTGGTAGTACATCTCCAACAAGTCTAACCTTCGTATCACCAATATTTAGTGATAGACGTTGTACTTCTCGGCGTTGTGTATTGGAGCCTGTTGCTCCTTTTGCTTTATCCCATGATACCATACTTTTTTTCTCCTCTGTTTCGTATTAATTCTGGAACGAAAACTATGTTTTCTTCGATGGTTTTTATAAATGGATTATTTGCAGACCAATCTAACTGCTCATCATTTAAATAATTTAAAGGAATTCTAGCGGACTTATCATTAATTGGTCGCATAGATAGTAAGTATAAGTATTCTAACTTTTTTCTAACAGGACAAATCGCTGTAAGAAAATTTCCGTTAGTAAAATAACTTTGAGGTTCTTTACACTTATAGTTTACAATAAGTTCCTTATAATTTTTAGAAACTAAGACATAATCATTTTTTAATATGACTCTTGGAATTACATCTATATGTAACTTTGTCATTAGTTTATTTGCATTTTTACTCAATAATGTATTATACCCTTTATATAGAGCATAGGTCAAGATTAATATGCCTGCGGGTTCTTCTTTAGCGTCTTTTTTTAACTCGTACCAATTAAAATATGTTTTACGTTTCATACTTCTGTCTCTGATACCAATCAAATCTACTCTTTTGTTGCTTACCCACAATAGGACCTTTAAGCCAAAAATCTACTACTAAAGGTCTTTGTTTTTCTGGATGTTCTCTAATAATTCTACCTATTCTTTGTTCTAACTTAATAGGATTATTACTAGGACAAGTTAGAAATAGAGTATCTAATCTGTGACAACTAATACCTTCATCAAATAGCTTTGTACTTAAAACACAATCATATTTTATTCCTACATTTTCAAGTGCTTCTTTTCTTTCTTCTTCTTTTGTAGAGCCTATCATCAAAACACTTCTAGGAATCATTTTATTTAATTCTTTTAGCATATCTAATCTATCTGCTAGAATAAGAGGACAACGTCCATTTGCAATTTTTGTAATCGCTGTTTCTGCCAAAAGCTTTAAATAATTCTTATTTTTAGATAACTTATTTATTTGCCTACTCCAGTCACGCTTTGGATCAAGAACCATAAAATTAATGTCTGTTGGTATAATTTCTACTTTTGGTATTTCTAAAACTCTTGGGTCCACCGCAAAAGATTTAAAATCTGTAAAATAATCATCTAGATAAACGTGTTTTCCGTCTTTTCTTCTTGGAGTTGCTGTAATAGCAATTTTTGCTCTACAATTAACAGAGTTTACTGCTTGAGAAAACATATCTGCAGGACATAAATGTGCTTCATCTACCACTAATAAGCTAAACCTATCATGTAAATCTTCCATATTATTTAGCACACTTTTATAAATACCAACAGTAATATCTTCTACAGCATATAGTCCATCTCCAATTCTACCTATATCTACATCAGGGATTTGAGATTCTAATTCGTCGATCCACTGTCTAAATAATAACTTAGTATGAACTAGTATTAAAGTTTTTTTGTTAGAACGAGCGATCAAATTACACGCAACATATGTTTTACCCCACCCACAAGGAGCCTGGAATAGCCCACTTCTCACTCTGTCTCCAATAGAGAAAAAATCATCAACCATAACCTGTTGCTCAGGTCTAAGCTTACCTTGAAAACTGAATTTAATATCAGAGTCTTCAAAGTTTCTTAAATCTTCATATTCTGTTAGGGATAATTTTTTGTAAGAGTTACTAGGGACAGCATAGATGTCTTTTTCTTCATCATATTCATAAGTAAATAATATCTCATCACCTACATTATACGTATACGCTTGTAAAAAAGAATCAACATCTTCTATATCATCTGCGTTCATGTATATTTTATCTGTTATTGTGGCGTGTTTTATTACTATTTTATTCATAAATATGCGGCAATCCTATTGTGTTTTGAAAAAGAAAATTCTAAGGGATACCATTGATTGTCCACGTATACCAATGTTAGATAATATACATCATTAATGTTAATCTTAGAAGTATTTAATTTAAAAGGATAACTAATGTTTTCTACCCAAACTAAATTTTCTTTTATTTTTTTAATTTTTTTACAAGTTAACTTAAATTTTTCTTTTGTTGTAAAGTCAAATATCTTTGCTTTACTATCCAATCCCCACTTTGTTTTAGAATTTAATATTTCTGATAAATTACGACAAGTATAGTTAAAATTAACTTTAGTATATTTTAGATTTAACATCTGTACTTGTCTATTAAAATAGTCTCCTTGTAAAGTTCTATCGTCTAATACTCTCCACTGAGTGTCATTAGACGATAATTGTATTTCTACAGTATTTAGAGTAAATCTAATATCGTGAGGCTTATCTCTAAGGGCATAGAAAGGATATTCTATGCCCTTAAACTTACTCATTAGTAGTTTTCTAGCTCACCCCAACTAGGACCTAGTTCAAAATCCATACCGATTGGGCAGTCAGGAATAGAGCATCCTCTATCTTTTTGAATGAAGCTTTTTGTTTTAGCAATATAGTCATCAACAAGTTCTGTTTTAACTTCTGCAACAATTGAGTCGTGAACAACTGTAAACGGAATAATATCATTTCCTATATTTTCTTCGTCAATCCAATTAATCAAATCAATTAGGCCAAACAAGTTAATGTCTGAAGCTACGCTCTGAACCAAGAAATTAACCCCTGATCTGATTGCGTGTTTAGCAACCCCTGGATTAGGGGAACGAGACTCTGGAAGTCTACGTTTTCTACCAAAGAAACTATAAATGTACGCATTATTTTCAATGAAAGTGTTGCTACTATCAATGAAGTTTTTAAGCTGACGAGCTTCTTTGAAGTATTTGTTAATGAACATTCTAGCTTCAGCAGTCTCAACTTCTGCAGTTTCCGCAATTTTTGCTGGACCTGCTTGATACATTATACCGAAAGTAATTGCTTTAGCGTGCTGTCTTTTATCTGGGAACAAAGTTTTAACTTCCTTAATCTCACATGGCAAGTTAAATATTTGTTTTGCTACATAAGAATGGAAGTCGAGTTTATCAATAAAAGCTCGTTGTAAAAACTGGTCATTACTTAGTGCAGCTGCATAATAAACTTCTGCAGTTCCTAAGTCGCCTTGGACAATAGTAAAACCTTCCCTAGCTCTAAACATCTTTTTAATATCTTTGTTATCCCGAGGAATATTTTGATAATTGAGAACCCCAGAACTTGATAGCCGACCGCTTGTAGTTCCTTGAATATTGAACCCACTTCTTAGTCTATGATCTTTATCAATTCCGTTGATGATATTTGCAATGTAAGTGCCACGGAGCTTATTCTTTTCTCTTAAATCTAAAACAGCTTCTGCAAGTGGGTGATCTAGTTCTGATAGAACTTCTTTGTCTACAGACCAAGCACCTGTTGCCGTCTTTTTAGACGGTTTTAGCTTCAAGATTGTGAAGAACAAATCTCTAAGTTGAGCGGTACTATTAGGATTAAAAGTTTTTTCATAGATTCTTTCAAATCTTTGAACTGCTTCGTGCATGAAAATCTCATTCTGGCACTCTTCAATATCAATTTCATAATTGCTGTCTAGGTCTGCCAAAGCTTTAACGTCAATAGGTCCACCATTGTTTTCAAGCTTCATCAAAGCGCGCGTAGCAGGAATTAATATCTCACTATACAGCTTTTTGAACCTTTGGTTTCCCAAAACTAGTGGCGAAAACTTTTCGTAAAGTTGAAAAGTAGCGTCAGCATCTTTACAAGCATAAGGGGCGAGAATATCGGTTGGAAGCATACCATAATTGAAATCTTCTAACTTAATTTTATTCTTACGAGCAAAAGTTTTCTTGTACTCATCTAGTTCTCTTTCGTAGTCTCCTAGATCAGTAAATCTTAGTGCTAAAGGTTTTAACCCATGTGTCCCAACTGCTTCTTCCAAGCAATAGTGCATTAGCATAGTATCATCAAAATTTGGAAATTCAAATCCAAATTCATACTTTAAGAACGCAATATCAAACTTTGCATTGTGAAAAATACAGTGTTTTTCTCTGAAGAGTTTGTGCAAAACAGTATCGTCCTCATCTTTTGCCATTACTTCATCAAGTACTTCGCTTAAAACATAAATACCCTCATGAGGTTGTGTACTAAGTGCAATACCTAAAACATTTCCTGTTCTAGGGGATAGGCTAGATGTTTCAATATCAACTACAACCTTATCTGTTGCCTGCATCTTTTCTACATAGTCATTGAAACTTTTAACATTGTCAATGATTTCATAGTGTTTTTCAACAGTTACAGCAAAGTCTTCTCCAGAAACAATTTCTGGAATTTTATTGAATGCTTTAATAATCTCGTCTTCATACTGTGGCTTGAATACAATAAGATTAGGATGCATAATTGGTAAATATTTTTTCTCAATATGCACTCCGTTATACTTTGTAATACCAGTCATTCCTGCAACATACTTTAAAGGCTCTGCTCCTACAGGACAAACAAGCTTATAACTATCTAACACCGACATGTCCATATCGATATCTTTCTTTAAAATCTTTTCTTTAGCGTCTGAGCATAAGAAATGTACATCATAATCCTCAATAGAATCAGGTAAATATTTGTTAATTACTGCTTCAGGATCTTTTTCTGCCGTTGAT